CTTCAAGCGTCCTAAAAGAGTGTTCTCTTCGATCTCTGCTCCAATTCTTTGGACTGTTAAATCCTTGGAGCAATCGTTCTTACCGCGGAAGGTGATCAACCCAAAATTTATCATGGGTATCTTTACGAGTCGGCTTACATACTCCTCAAAGCCGGGACCTAAGTCCAAATCAATTCGATACAATTGTGAATTGATTTGCAAGAATCTGTCATTAAAGAAATTCTTGCCTATGGAAGGGTCAAATCCAAATTCTCGGATTTGTCTCAACCATACCTCGTAATGTTGACTTTTGGTTTTAAACAAGATGTCATCACCATTGACCAGTACAGGAAACCGTTGGTTTAGTTCTTTGAAACTGACTTTCCCGTACACCGCTTCTACGCTTCTCCAATAAGCTATTACGTTAGCTATGCATAGAATCACGAACGATACGACATGTCCCATGAGTTGTCCGTTGGACTGATGGAAGTTTTCTAACTTGTAAACGAAATCCTTAAAACACGAATACTCCCCAAAGGAAGGGAGCTTAGTGTCTTCTTGCATGATATACATACTTGTCAGAGAGTTACGTAGATTCTCTGCAAGAAATGGATCATGAGGATAGATCTTTTCGTTTAGTACCTCAACAATTGCTTGGGTTACTTGGCCTTTCAAGTTATCAGTAGCGGCTGAGTAATCACCACTACAGAACTTCTCTCCGTCAGCAAACTGCTCAACAAAGACCCGTAAGTGCTCCTCATTCAACTCTTCTCCGATAAGCTTAAAGGCTCCGGATTTGTGATGATAGAGGTATTCCCACAGGCTCTTTTGAACCGTATGCATACGCACGTGCAGACCGGTTGAAGGTTTGGTTATCATTCTGACCTTCATTGGCTCTAATATACAAGCCGGTACTGCGCAAAGAGAGGGGAGATGTTCATCATCTCGCTCCTTTGAGTTATGTGCCGCCACACCTTCTGGCTTTTTGTAGATGGTGTGTCTGAAGAATTCGTGAATATCACTAGAAAATAAAGGATTTTTCTCGTATACTTCCACTACATCCCTCAGTCGTCTCCCTCGCAAGTCGGAGACTTCTATCCCAATATAACCCACAAATTCATCTGGGGCTATATCACGCAACAGTTCGTCAGGATAAAGACTATCTCTAACGAACCCGATGTTTCCACCATCGGCAAATGTGGAACACGTTGTTGAAGCAGCACTTTGCTTGTTACTTGGACCGTATGATCTTGGTCCCTTGTAACCGC